AACACCTTCGGATGGAAAAAATCTACATCCTAATCCTATTCCAGTAAAAGCACCAATGTTGACAGAAGGTCTTGTTGGGTCAGCATAAGAAATAAATTCTCTTACCGTTGTTGTGTAAGTATCAGTTCCATAAGTATATTTGCCTACTGATTTAATCATTTCAACCACCTTTTATTTTCTAGTGTCCATAATGTCATCTCTTTAATACGTTCACTCAGTTTGATTTTAGGTTCCCAACCAAGTGACTTTAATAAACCACCATCTAAGGCATATCGTAAATCGTGGCCAGGTCTACTACCGTGAAAGTCAACCATTTCATAAACCAGTTCTTTACCTTGTGCATCAGCAATCATTTGTGCTAGTGTTAGATTATCTATTTCTTCGGTACCAACAAGATTGAATTTAGGACAATGAGCGTGGCCATAATCACCTGTATGTTTGTAATCTTTAAGTCCTAGAATAAACATTAGTCCTTCTGCCACATCTTTGGCATGAATGTACATACGAGTACCTGCGTGTGTTCTAGTTGGGTCAGCATGAATGAATATCTTTTCACCATCTCTGACACGTTGAATACACATAGGAATAAACTTCTCTGGATGTTGACGTTCACCAAACACATTCATTGTATGTGTAACAACGATTGGCATTTTATATGTGTTTTCATAAGCAACACAAAATTCTTCTGCTGCAGCCTTGGATGCTGAATATGGATTTGTAGAATTATATCTATCATATTCTTTATATGAAACACCAGGAGGTGCCACACCAAATATTTCATCTGTTGAGAAATATACGAATCGTTCCAGATTAGGTAAGTGTTTACGAGCATAGTCAAGCATATTGACTGTACCAACAGTATTGTCTTGTACAAACTCTAATGGAAATTCTATACTTCGGTCTACGTGACTGCCAGCTGCCAAATGTAAAACGATATCAACAGGACCAATGTCTTTGACAATCATTTCATTAAGTTCTGCTTTCAAATCATGGAAAACAATACGTAATCTTTTAGAAACAACTTTTGGGTCGTGGTCTTGTAACATATCATGTAATCGATTTAGATTACCAGATATATCTAATCTATCTAAACAGATAATCTTCCAATCTGTTTCTTTAAGCATCTTGTCAATCACATGGTGAGCAATAAAGCCAGCACCACCTGTAATCAAAACATTTTTACTCATAATTTAACTCCATAATAATTGGCAACTCCGTGTTTGCCATGAAACCCTAAACTCTTACCTAACCACTCTGAATGATAATTATGTTCAATACTGAATCTGTCGGCCAATTGAACCTTAGCAAATTTAATTCCATAATTGTTGATTAGTGTATTTCTATGTATCCTACAAATAATATTGTCTTCGGGAATAAACTTATCTCCAGAGTCATCTTGTACAAAATAAAAATCACTAAACATATAATCTTGGTAATCTTCAGGTAAATTCTTTATTTTCATATCAATAAAGGCATCATATAATTTTCTGGAACGTAAACAGAAACCTCCGTTACCAACAAAACCATTATCCCATCTAGCACCAATATAATCTTGTTCTAAGAATTCATCCGTCCATGCATCAGCATTAACGGCAAAGCCATCAGCGTGAATAATTAAATTATGTTCTTCAACACAAACTTCTGGACATAATTTTAATGTTACGTGACTATAATCATTGTGATATGATGTTATCTTTGGTATAACAATCCAAGTAACTGGTACACCAACATCTTCAGGAAAATCAATATCCGAAAACCAATAAACTCTAGTGATTTTATCTCCTAGAGTTTCTATTGTTCTTTTTAGTGCATCGATTGTAGGTTTATAGTGTAGTGTATCAATACAGGTAATACCTATTGCCATTGTGTACTTTCAAAATCTAACCAATATGTGTTTAATTTACCTTTACCTTGTGTAAGATAAAACGGTAAAGTGTGGACAAGACCACGACTAGAGTTATAGTATATCAGTTCTTCTGGTCCTCTGTCAAGAGCCCATGCAAAATGACTAGTACCAGTATCACCACCAATAAAGATTTCTGCCTCTTGTATGTGGTGAATATTCGTCATAAAATCATGTGAATACTTCCACTTTTTATAATCTGGTCTATTGTGTCTGTCTTTTATACAAATGATTTTTTCATAATCATCATACTGTTCGGTATTGTATTTGTCGATTATATCTTCAAATAGAATATTTGGCCAATTACGATATACATTATATGGAGCATCAAATAATGGAAACACAACAATCTTCTTTTTCATTTCCACTTTGTTTGGTATCTTAACCAAATCACCAGAGATATCTCTAAAGTCCCATAAATTAACTCTACGCCAAGGCAAAGTTTCTTGGCCAGGAAGAATTGTAAAATAGTCTGTTGCGTTTAATAGAAATTGGTAGAAATCTTGGCAATATTTTTCAGAATTTATTCCTGGCCATTCTTGTATAATGTTAAATTTAATTGTTGAATCTTTCCTAGTCTTTCTTAGATACTCAACAACATTAGCAACGCCAATCATGTCACCATTACGTAGAGCGCCACCAAAAGTTCCAGGTTTAATATCAATAATTGTAGTCATATAATTTATTTCCGTCCATAGAAGAAAAATGGTGTACAGAATTTGGTGGCAGTTCTAACATCTCATCATAAGTTGAATAACCATGTAGTTGATGAATTAATCCTTTGTCTCTAATAGAATTAAGCCAAACTCTTTCTAAAGCTTGTACCGGAAGTGCATCGAATCTATGAATCTCATTCATAGAAAGTGTATCTCTAACAAACTGAACATCTCCAAAAAAACACAAGGTACCGATACCAAAATCATCTTGTAGTGTTATGAGTTTTTGGTTTATTGATTCAAATTTTTTAATTAGTTTTGGAAAATCCAAGTTTGGTTGTTGGTCATAACAAAGCTTCAACACATTCTTAAACCCATAACGACTAAGTATATTCAAACCATTGTGTATAGCTGTCATCTCAGCAACTCCATAATTTGGTCTAGTGGGTACACCATCTATTTGCCAACAGTTATCAGAATCGTAAATTGATGAATGACAATAACTCTGTGTTTCTTCATCCAAAATAGAATGTGAGGAAAGACAGATATAATAACCAGTCTCTTTTAAATGCTTCACCAAAGTCCTAAGCATTCTACGTTTCTTTTGTACGACTGAAAAATCTCCGCAACTATGGTGTTCCGGATCATTACCTCCAGTATAAGAAGTAATTAATATTGCGGTGTCCTTTGATACTATATTCATTTCATCATGCCTTCTAAATTATTTGCGTGAATTAAACGAGCATTACGATTCATATAGAAATGTTTTTCGAATACCTTATCAATGTTTTTACCATTATCCCAAGACACATCATCACCAACTCTAAATTCTGGATTCCAGTCTTCTGCTTTCCATACACAATACAAAGGAACATTACATAAGTCAGCCAACATACCGACACCAGTTAAATTGGTAATAAAGGGTTTCTTTAGATTCTTAATGATATAAGCATTTTCTAATATAGGTCTTTCAAAATCAATAAATTCATAATTGTTTAGATGTGACAGTATGTGTGTTTTTCTGCGAGCATCAATATTACCTACAGACCACCTATCACCAACATAATATGTATCTTTGACTTCAATATCAAATTCTGGAGTTTTAATAATGAATTCATCATCAACATCAAACATTATTCCAAAATTATCTTTCATAAAGTTTTCATAACGACAAGTTTCAATTGGTCTATTTGGGTTGTTCTTATCTTCTCTGATAGGCCATGAACTCATTTGCATGATATCACCATACATAAACACCTCATCATCAAACATGACATCTGTGAATAAGTCCTGATACATTAGGAATTCTACAAGTCCTTTAAACTTTCTCATTTCTTTTTTGATAGTTAAAGAATACTTACCATATTCTTTACTGATACCTGACATGACAGGTAGTCCATTTAAAAAGTCGCCAAGGTTGGCAGTTCCATTAAGATATATTCTCATTGTATTTCCTAAAAGCAATAAACCAATCATCGTGTGAGATTGGGTGTAATTCAAATTTATCAGGCTCAATCAATGAAGACATTAACAATAGTGTTTGGTCATCATCAATCAAATCTTTGGATATCAATTCATCAAAGCTTTGATTCATCAATCTTTCTAATTCAGGCCACATCTTTTGACTTGAAACAATACAGGGTCCTGTGATATGCACATCATTATTGGATATAATATTAGTTATCGTATTGCTTGGATTAAAATCTTTAATATTGAAGAAATGTATTTTATCTTTATTAAAAGGATATTCCCATAACTTAACACTGTTTAGTGTAGATGGTTCACGGCAGTATCCAAAATCTAGCCACGCAATCAAATCGGTATCGAATACACCGGCACCAATTGCATGATTAACAAAATGTGATTTAAGGAAATTCACAAGTACATAATCTGATGACCAATACTCTGGATTTTTAACTTGATTTGGATTAATCTTAGCCAAGAATTCTGGATTGTTTTGAACTCTTTTAATCTTTTCACGGTATTCACCAAATTGGTCCTCAAAATCTATCGTGACAACAACTGTTTTGTCCGTTTTATCTTTTCTAATTTCCCAAACTTTTTCGGCCAATTCTTCGGATGTGTAAACAACAATAGTATTATCCAAACTTGCCATATTGGCAAATCTTTCAAAGTACGTATCATTTGTTCTTTGTAGATAGTGTGGTAGTCCTTTTTCTGGAGTCCAATCACCTCGGCCTATATCAAAGAAAGCCGTTACAATACTAATTTCATTCATATTAAACCTTGTATGTAAAGAACTGTGATGGGTCATCCTGTTTGAATTTCTTCTGTACAAATTCTTTCCATTCAGGTACACGGTCATATTGATGTACAATACAGAAAGGTTTACCTAATGAATTAGAAACAATACCATCATAGAATACAGGTTCAAGCTCGGTTAAATTTGGTCTGAAACCATCAATCTTAGATGGGTCAGCAACTGTTCCTGCCTGTACAGCCCAAGCTTCATGTTGTTTTGTGTAATGAATAACATTCTTATATGGTTGAGTTTGAATCAACACATTGTAGACCGCCTGGTCAACGATAGGAATAGGTCTATTGGTTGCATTACTGAAGATGTTGAACACCAAGTCTTTAATATATTCAGACGAACCTGCAAGCACTCCTACGTTGTAGATTTCATTGTCTTTAAATTTGTTATAGATGTAACCGCCATAAGTTTCCATTAAGTTTTGGTTGCCCCATGATTCATCTTTGTAACGAATAGATTCTGCACCTGCCACAAGTTGTTTCATATCTTTAACACCAATATTGTGGTAGTCTAACCATTCAAATGGGTCTGTCTGAAAATAAACATCTTTTACATCTGTTGTAATGACATGGTTATACTTCTGCCAATTCTTGGAGAGATAATCATAGATGGAAAGAAATCTTAAAACGTGTACGGGAATATTGGCTTCTGGCATATCTACCAGTTCAAATCCTTTGTTAGCCAAAATAGATTTGGTTTCGTCTGTTGCATTACCCACACACATAACTCTATGTGCATCAGGCATCACTTCACAAATTGATTCAACCCACGGTTTAAGTTGATTGTAGTTATAGTTGGTGAATCCACCAATAATTAAGTTTTGTTTCGCCATGGTAATTCTCCATTATATTTTTCATTCATAATTCTGTTGCCGTGATGGAAGAATTCTGGTTTAACAGAACCTTCATTACCAGCAACACGATAATTTACTGTATATTGACCTGTACAATTATAGTCAGAGAATGCTTGAGACAATACATTGAACCAAACTCTATCTTGTCCCCAACCACCATGCCATACAGACGCTAATCTTATCGCATGGTCAGTCCTAAGGCAATAACAATTAGTATCTATATGACTATAATCACCGGAAAATACTGGCCATTTACCTAAAGATTCACAATTGTCTTGGCATAGAAAGTTACCATCTTTGTCTGTTATATTACGTAATGAATAAGACCAATCTAGGTTATTTTTCTCAATAGTTTCAATACATGATTGTACATGGTTTGGTTCTAACCAACAATCTTGGTCCAGATATAAAACATATTTGGTATCAATTAGATGTGTGAAAGCGGCATAGACACGGTGGCCATAAAATCCATTGGCACCAACATTCAAAGGCAAATAACATTTTTCTATATTCTTACCAGGAAAAGAATCAACAATATTCCTTGTCCTAGAATGGTTTTGTAAACCATCGGAAATAATATAACATTTTGTTTCATAGGTTTGTTCAAGTACACTCTGAACAGCCTTTCTCAACTCCGGAGAACCAGTAGTTGGTATAATCACAGTAGCAGACATTACCACTCCCAAAATAACTGATAGCCATTTTGTTTTATTGGTCGACCAGATTTATTCATATAATCAAAAATAAATTGGCCTTTACCAGATAGAACCTGTTGGCCATCTTTATATTCAATCCAATTATCATCAACACCGATTAGTGCACCCTTTTGCAATGAAGGACTAATTGTCAGCAATTCATACATATGGTGTAGAGCACTCATGTAGACAACCTGAGGTTCATCTCTTGGTGCATCAAAACTATCCAAATAGAGAAAATCAATTTTCTTATTTTGTTCCAATAGTACTTCATTCAATTGTTTTAATTTTGTAACACTATCACCCAAAGTAACAGAACTACGGAGACTCGTCATTCTACTTCTGGAATATTCTACTGATTCTTCAGCAAGGTCTACTGTCCAAAAAGTTCCACCATATTCATTAATGTACTTATCAAACAGTAAACTACTTTGGCCATCACCTTCATAATTATCTAGTTGTCTAGCACAACCAGTTTCGACAATTAAAGGGTCTTGTTTAAGTTTTAAATATTTAAAAATATAATCAAATCCAGGTTGTCTATGTCCTAGTCTGCTTCTCACATCATCATAAAATTTCATAATTACTTTCCTCTAGTTAGTTTCAATATATTTTCTATTTGTTTCTCTATTACTGGTTTACGATTAGGCCAATATATATATTCTTTGTCTCCAGTAGAATATAGTTTGGTGAGAAATGGTATAATCATCTTCTCTAATTCCAATAGTTGACTTCTGTAATTGCTAGCAGTTAATGAAGATGCTTCATATTCCGCATCTTTGGCTGCATTCGTAATGACCGCTTTATATTCTTCCTCAGATACAGCAGAAAAACCAAAGTCATCAACGCCATCGAACTCTTTGGATAGTTTATCAAAATCTATTAGTGCCATTTTATCTAAAACCTGCACATTCTTTTTTCATTAAATCTTTAAACTCTTTACTAATCGTACCGGTAAAAGAAGGTTGTGCACTAAAATCTCCTTTGTATCTCAATACTAAATTCAAAATGGTCAAATTTCCTTTATCTAGAGTCATTGCTACTCCAGCCGAATCACTATTTTCTTTTTTAACTTCATCAACTGAAACTTTAAATTGAGCATTTTTATATTTATTTTCTATTCTTTTAAGTCCACATAAAGTAGTACCTAAAGGTATAAGAGATCCTTGACTTAAAGTAACTGATTTTTTTGTTACGTTTCCAACACCAGTAACTAAGGCAAAATCGAAATTATATTTTTGTAATGTTTCTGCATCCATATATTCAAATAAATTTGTTTTTAATATGATATCAATTAATCCATCAGCAAATAATTGTGAATTTTGATTCATTATTGTCACAAACTTTTGCCATAAAGGAGAATTTTTATCCTGTAATTGTTTGTTCACCCATTGACGCATGGATGTAGGACCGGTACTTTGCTCTGACTTATATCCATCTCGATTCTTTGCGGATCCTTTGGTATTGATATATCTTCGTTCAAATAAATCTTTATCTTTTTTCTTACTCACATATAATTCATTTCTTCCGGCTTCACTTTCGGAGAATTTTTTCCATGCTTTTTGGTCTACTATTTTTTTACCATTAGTGTCATTAATATCTGTATAATTAATATAACCTTCGTTTACAGCTTTTATAACTAAATCAATAAGGAAATTTATTCTTGTTTTTTCTAGTTGTTCATTTAATTCTTTAAAATCATCACTTAATAATAATGTATTAAATGCTTTATTAATTAAAGTTGGATCATCTGCGTTCACGGCTTTCTTCTTTTTTAAAGAAATACCAAAAAAAGTTTTTCCATCTTCAGACACCATTATATCAGAAGAGTTATAATCGGCCATGCCTGCTGCGTTTATTTTAAACTTAATAATTTCTTTTGGCCAGGTTCCACCAGTCATATAGATTTTAACATTTTCTGTTACTCTAAACCTGTTTTTAGCCATAAAAATTTTAATTTCTTTTGCTGCAGAAATTCCCACTAAAAAATCTTGCATTATTTTTATATTTTCGGTCGAGTATGTGTCGCCTTTTTGTAATTTTAATTTTTCAATAACTTCAGTTTTAACTGATTTATTTCCAAAAACAATATTTTCGGTAGTTTTTATTTTTTTAAGAGCTTGTTCAGAAAATTTCTTCAACATCAAAAAATCCGTAGTTGCAATTTTATAGTCTTTATTATTAAATAGTAAAGCAGCCGCAGTAGTGAGTTCGGATAATTCCATTTTTTACCTAATAATCTCTATGTGTTTTCCTGAAGTCCAAACTTCTAGTTCGGTACGCAATCTACCCTCAGATTTGAGAGTTTCGTACCTATTTATAGCTTTATTTTTCCACCATGTAACAATATTCTGTAGTTCATGTTTATGGTAATTTTCTCCTGGTAAAAGTGTATCGGTTTTACAACCCATATACTCTACTGTATTTTTAAATCCGTAATCAGAAACATAATATCTTTTCTTTTCTGTCAACCCTTTAGCGTTCTCAATCGTTAGCTGGAATGCCTCCCCTTCAGATGTTCCTTTTAAGGATGCTTTAGTCAAAGCAATAATCTTGGTAAAGGTTCTAAGTTTTCTAGAAGTGGTAGATTCATCACCACCCAATAAATCACCAACTTTACCTTCCACATAGTCTTTTAATTCAATATATCTTGAACCGTGCATCATTGGTACCATATCGGATTCGGTCAGACCTTTAAAACGAATGTAGGGTTTCATACCATCATACTGCGATACTTGTTTAGTTGAACCATACAAACTGGTTGTCTCAAACAAACAAAGATTCATACCATATTTCTTATTACAGATTTCTCTTACTGTATGACTGGTACAAATAGCAGATAGAAGTTTACCACCAAGATAATTAAAACCAAATGGCTGTGATGGTACAATTACGAATCCCATGATAGTAGACTCATTGAATCGTTTAGATGTATCAGGATTCTGAATCCAGACCTGTCCAAGCAATTCATTTCTTGGTTTCATATAGATTACTGGTGAACCCAAACGAATGAATCCTAGAATCTTTCCTGTGTTCTTTTCTTTGACTGCCAGCTGAATGTTTCTTCCGACTGGTGCCTTATTGACATGAGAACTGGTGATGGCAAGTAATGTTTCCCATGTATCATTTGGTATCTCACACACTTCAATATCCATATCATTTGGGTGCATAGAAAAATCTGAAAACAAATCGTCTTCAGGTGGAAACAATGATGATGGAAGTTGAGCAACAGACTTCAACTTTTCATCTCTCATGTATTGTTCAATGTCACCAAAGTTGGCAAAGTAATCATTAAATGCCTTGGCACAATACAAGGCATCTTCTCTAGTTAAAATCATATTCTAAATTTTTCCAATACTTGGTTAGCCAAATCAAAATTGTTAATTGGTGGTTCTTCATTAATAGAAACCATAGACACACTAAATCCTAAGTCTGACCTCGGATCATATCTCAATATAACCTGGTGCGTTTTTGGATTCCATTCGCCATGAAATTTAATATTTACATTTTTTATTTTATTGAGCATCATACTTTAAATCCTTCAAATTTCTTCTTAACTGTTTCACGATTACCAAATGTGTTTAATGGTTTATCGTGGCCTGCATCAGCAAGACCCGTTTGTGCTGATTGTTCAATATCAAATAATTTCATTTTAGAACGGTCAATACCAACAGTAAATCTCTTATAATATGTTGGGTCATTGTAACGATTCTTTAATTGTTTAACCATAATTTGTCCGAGTTCTTCTAGTTCTTCAGAAGAAATCAAAGCAAACATTAAGTCGGCGGTAGCAGGCAACCCGAACGATTCACTCGTATCTTCCAAACCAGGATCAGACGAAGTGAATCCGCTGCGGGTAGTTTGAGTCGCAGATACAATAGGAACATTATGTTCAACCGCAAGACCTCTAAGTTCTTCTGCGATAGACTTGACATAGGTGTAAGAGTTAATATTTGCACCAGCCTTAATACGAGAAGAACAACAGATATTAAGATAATCCACAAAGATAATATCAGGAATGAAAGACCTTTTGAGATTAAGTTCATTGAGTAAAGTCCTAAAATGAGTTGTGGATGCTGAAGCTGTTGGATATTCTTTGATGATTAGTTTGCCTGTGGTCTTTTCACGGACTCTAGCAACCTTTTTATCATACATATCTTTCGGTAATTCAATCAAATCATCCAATGTAACATTAAGGAGATTTGCATCAATACGTTCTGCAATTTTTTCTTCAGCCATTTCAAGTGTGATGTACAAGACATTCTTACCTTGTACCATAGCGCCAGCGGCAACGTGACACATAAAAAGAGACTTACCGACACCAGTGCCAGCAAGAGCAATGTTAAGGGTCTTAGCAGGTAGTCCGCCTTTTGTAATCTTGTTAAAGTATTCCAAGTCAAAGGGGATTCGTTCTTCTTTTCTGTGATAGAATTCATATCGTTCATCAGAGTTCTCCAAATAATCGTGACCAACAGTTGTATCGAAGCTTACCGCCAAGGCGTCCGAAAGTATCTTGGGAATCGCACCTTTCTCATTCTGCTTGTCTTTTCCGTCAAGTATAGAAATGGACCCCAGTACTGCATTGTAAATCGCTTTTTCTTGGCAAAACTTTTCGGTTTTATCAACAAGCCATTGTATCTCGGTACTTGTTTCCTTATTAGATTCAATCTCTTTGAGATAAGTTTGGCACTTCTCCACTTCGTCATCTGTAAGAGAATTCCTCTCTTTGACGGCAATACCGATTGCTTCAATCGCCGGTGTAGTATTGTAAGTTTCTGTGAATGATGTAATTTCATTGAATATTGTTTTTTCAGTTCTATCTGAGAAATATTCTGGTTTCAAAAAAGGTAATACTTTTCTCAAGTATTCTTCATTATAGACCAAATTCTTTAGTATCGCTTGTTCCAGTTTCATCAGCCACTTCCTGTTCAATATTACTACCCATAATTTCGACAAGTAAATCACCTAGGTAATTCTTAAACTTCTCATCTTTTTCCAATTTCTTGGGCTTATCTACAGGAGATTCTAACACATCATAAGCAAAAAGTAAATAGACCTGGTCATTCTTTTCTTCAAACTTTACCTTACCATATTTAAATATGGTATCTTTATATGGTCCATCCAAAAACCTAATGTGTACCGATGTACCATCATTCTTTGGATAGATAAAACAATAATCTACGCCTTCAATCATTCCATTTCTCCGTTTGTTCAAAAGATTGTTCCTGTATTGTCTTTTCACCAGTTACTTTTCGTGGTGAAGAACACATAGGACAATTTGATACACCACAATCTAGTGCGTGATGTTTAACTAACTTATGTGGTTCTTTAATTTCCACACCATGCGTTTTGGCAATCTTAGTTTGTTTCTTAATTATGTTTTCTGTTTTCAGAATTCGTTTCGAATGCTTGATTCTACTTTCTTCATCACTCATCATTCAACTCCGTTGGTTGTTTCTACCTCAAATGTTTCATGTATATCACTCGACATAATATTACCAGAAGCAACACGATATTTGTTCTCAACAAAATCTTGGAATGATTTGTCTTTGATGATAGGCATCCAGAATTCTTTTGTATCAGTATCTTTAATACGATATTTCTTTTCTTCTATAACCCCTGTCTCGGTATCAACTTTGCTGTACCACCCATTCGTTGGTTTGACAACGTGTTTGGACTCAAGTGCAAGGTCAAGTAAACCAGACCACTTAGAAATACCACCATCAAAAGAAACAGTAACAGGGATTTTCGATTTTTCTTTGACATATCTAGATTTCTCCACGTTGATAATGAAATTATAACCGATAACATCGGTGCCTTCTTTTTCTTGCTGACGGCCAATAATGAAGATATTATCAGCAGAGTAATAAGAACCTGTACCACCACCAACAATTGCTTTAGGGAACATACCAATTTCCATGTATGTATGATTTACAACAACCATTGGAATATCTTTTAATGACAAGTGTGGTGTTACCATACGGAACAAACTCTTAACTTGTTTTGCTCTGGACATATCAGCAACCGATTTACCATCAAGTGCATCATCAACTTCTTTCTTGGATGCCAAGTTACCAATTGAATCAATGACGATAATTAATTTATCACCACGTTCAAGATTGGTCAACTGTGACATGATATCAAATTTTAATTGCTCAATATCAGTAAGGGGAGTATGCAAAACACGATTA